AATACATCGGGGCAACTTTCATAATTTTCTTCTTTAATTTTCTGTTTATGCGGTCTACGGTTCTTGTGCTGTAGCCCATGATTTCTGAAGCTTCTGCAAGTGTTTTTTCTTCGTAAACACGCAATCGGAATAACTCTTTTTCTCTGGAATCAAATCCAGCTTCACGCAAATAGAAGATTCTTTCATCTTCTGAAAAGTCTTTATAATTATCCATTCCACCGTCCTCCCTGTTAGTGGAATCAATATTACACCGGGAAAATGCCTTTAAGGGCAAAGCCTAAAACAATACCGATTATGCCAGTTATGACATAAGCAATAATTTTGTCCTGTAATTTTCCTGGCTTTTCCATGAGTACTTTTAAATTGTCGTTCATTTCGTCAACTGTATCTTTGATGTGTCCCAGATCGTTGTTGTATAAAGCAATTTTCTGTTCTAGCGCATTGATACGATTAAAAAAGCCTTCATCCCTTTTGGAATGCTTTTCTTTCATCTCATGGACGGCACTTTCCAATTCTTTCAAGCAGTGTTCGTTGATACACTCGTGTTCACATCCCATCGCTATTCCTTTCCATCACTCCCATTTTTTAAGATATTGCTTCTACCCACCTAACTTGAAGCACCCCTGCGATACGTGGGAGGATTGACGTATCACGCACACACCATCTTAGAATCCGATAAATGGAAAAACACCATGATTTACATAAATTTCAGTTTCGGAAGTCCAATTTCTGTTTACAGAAGATTCGGAATGTGATCCTTGAAATTCAGCTCCCTGTTTCACCAGGAAGAAAAGAGCCAAATCAAATATGCAATCATAACATTTTTCCATATCGGAATTTATTTTCTCATCACTGTAAGAGGAAGGATAATTCCTTTTCTTCTTAAATGAACGAATAGCCCTCTTTGCTGAAAGAGGAATCATCCTCGCAGTTTCTGCATCATCTTCAAGATAATTTGTCAAATCCTCTATAAGCTGTTCGTCCATTTAATCACCTACCTTTGCTGAGATAAAATCTCTGATATTATTCCAGCCTTATTAGTTGCTGTCAGGGCATAGCCGTTATCACTTGCGAGTTGTCTTAACTGAGATACAGTCATATTAGACAACTCGCTTTCTGTATACTTGTGTGTTGATGTATCATTCACACTTGCTACAGATGGTGACTGGCTGTTTTCATCGAGACTATGCCCGGTTATTCCCCCGCTTTGGTACCGATCACGATACCACCGTTTGCTTTTGGTGCAACAGGGACGAACATACCGGATGCTTTTGTCCATACTGCAACTGGGTCTGGTGTAGCCCACATGGAAAGAGTTACGAAAGAACGGTTCTCTTCCTGTATAAACTGTCTGTATTCAAGCTCTTCTGGTGTCGCACCCCAGAGGCCAACACCGAAAGAACCGTTAGCATCTGCTTCATACAGAGTAAATACATCCTCTTTGAGGTATCTGGCTGTTTTCAGGGTTCCATCTGCTTTTCTGAAATTAAAGTTCTCATCACAACGATCAATTGTGATTTCATATTCCTGCATAAGCAGATTGGCAAGCTCCTGCTTTGTGAGAAGCCTTTTATTTGCAGCACCCAGAACAGCTGTCTGCATTGCAGTGTTGTTCCGCATGTAGTTAATCATTTTAAGAGAAGTAACAGCTTTGTTTACTACATAGCCATTGCCTTCTGCTACAGCTACCATTTTCTGGATATCGCCCATGATATCTGCATCTGGCTTAGACCAATCAGTAAGCGTTACTTTTGCACTTGCTGGAACGCCATAGTCAATTCCCATGTTAACATGGTTCTCTTTGATTGTTACAGCGCCGGTGGAAAGGAACTGTCCTTTCATAACATTTGTTCTTGTAACAACGCCCTCGAACAGTCTGGCTGCATCATCAAATACAAAGTTTTTCAGTGCTTCATTATCCGGCACACCGTTTTCAATTGCCTGCCGTAAGTTTTCGGACTGATTGATTTTTCTCTTAATGAAGAGTTTTTCAGTCAGGACTTTTTCAAATCCAGGTCTTGTGCCGATTTCTGCTTCGCTATCAAGAGCGTGGACGAATGCAACTTCCGGGAGATTCTGTCCAGCCATAAGTCTGTAATACTCTGCTTTCAGATACTGGGTTTTTGTATCTGGGAAAATGGTATCGAGGATACCTGGTCTTTTAACGCTGAAATTCTGAGAGAAATTAAGTCTTTCTTCTTTGGTAATTGATTCCAAAATATTAAATGGCATTTGTCATACCTCCTTAAAATACTGGGTCTTCTGTGACTACAAAAACAATTCCGGATTTTTCAAGCTCTGTTTTTGCAGTAGTGTCAACTGTTACTGGAAGTCTCTTTTCAAGAACACGTCCTGAGACAATCACAGAAATTGGTCTATTGGTATCATCTGTCATATCAACATCTTCAAATACAATGCCGATTGCGCCTGTCGCATTTGTTGGATATACGGAACCTGCTTTGATAATTTTCTTAGTTCCAACTGTTTTAGCATTTGTCTGGTCTGCTGTGTAGGTTTTGAGTACAAGTCCGACCTCAGATTCAAGAATATTTGGAGTGGACTCATACTGCTCTGTTTTCATAAAAGCCATTATTTATATCTCCTTTACTTAAATATTTACAGGGGCGTTACCGTCCACTGATTTAGTTTCCTGGTTCTTTTTTGCTGAGTAAGCTTTTGCAAATTCAGCAGCATCACTTTTTACTGTAGCTTTCCCACCGCTACCACCGCCCGGATTCGGAGTGTTTTCCAATGCTTCCTTCTCCCAAGCTGCTTTTGCGGTATCAAGTGCTGTTTTATTTGCTTCGGAAACTCCCTTAACAAAAGTTTCGACTTCTTTCATTGCATCTTCTGGTTTCTCATACGGTGCAGATGCGTATGCTTTAATAGCACTCGCGTATGTTTCGGTTGAAAGTCCTGCATTTGCGAACATAGAAGTAATTTCACTGGTAAGGGCTTTTTTGTTGGATTCTGCAAGCGCAGCTTTCAAATCAGCTAACTCCTTATCCACTGCTTCCTTTTCTTTCTTGCGTTCAGCTTCTAGCCGTTCTGCTTCGGTCATATTCTGCTTTTTCAACTCTTCCAACTCTTTTTCCAGGGAATCTGCTTTTTCAGCTTTTTCCTTCAGAGAAACATTTTTGTCTTTCTCTTTCTTAGTTTCAGCAGAAATAGAATCAAGAAGCTTAGAAACCTGTTCCTCGGAAGGTTCTGCAACTCCCATACCGATAAGTGCCTGTTTTGCCTGTTCTCTTGTCATTGAAATCTCCTTTCTTCCAGTCCAATACGCTTTTTCAACACGGTTCGCTCCGCACATGGTCTGTACCCGATTTACGCTCACGGGCTGTTGCAATTTATTTGATTTTGTGTATTAAAAAAGAAGCCTTAGATTTCTCTAAAACTCCTTAAATAATCGAAATTTGGTTCATTCTTCGTTAGATGGAGAATTTGCCATTGGTTCTGTTTTGGACGGATTTTGAAACTTTCCGTCAAGTAATTGCTGTGCTTTCTGCATTTCCGCTTCCGGGTCTGCCAGTTCCGGGTAAATAGTTCCCAGATACGGTAAACTCATTTCGTAGACTTTCTGCGGATCACTAAATAGCCCACAAGTAATCAGTGCAATAAGCGGATGAATTTTATTTTTAAACAGATAATCAAGAGCCTGTGCTTTGACAAGCATATTGTCTGTTGGGTTTCTGGTTATCTTTACATCAAAATCTCGCGTTGAGATATTAACATCATTTGATGTACCACGAATAATATTCAGAATAATTCTAGCAGATTCCTTTTCAGCTTCCTTGGTGAATGCTTCTACCAATTTTGCATCTCTCTCTGCAAAATCCCATCCATTACGAAGGTATACGGCATTTCCTGTATCTCCTCCGCTATTGCTTTGTCGGTTTGGCATTGCTTCCACAATCAGCATATTATTGTAGATATCATCCTTTGCAACCTGGCTCTCTGATTGATTCAGTTCAGCGGTCATCAGTTCAACATCCGACTGACAGCCATTTCCAGTATCTTTAACAGAGATAGCACCAAGTTTTACCATTTTCAAAAACTCGTTTTCGTCTACCTCGCAGTTCTTAAATTTCATAAAGGCTTGCACAAACTGTTCCACGCCATTTAATCTATCAGACTGATATTTGTTAATTGCATCAAATAATGTGATTGCAATTTCAACATCTGAAAGTCTGTCATGATTATTCGGACATTCAACAATAGGGATACCGCCAAAACCATTGATGCCGTAGTTGGATACTTTCCCATTTTTGATTTCAAAAAATTGATTCTTTGAATAGCACAAATAATATTGCTGTTCATCTTCATCTTTTAAAATCTGCACGGAAAGCATTGGTTTCCCATTTCTCTGCGAATATACAATGTAACAATCACCTGGATATGGGATGAAAATTCTAAACGGTGGTAAATCTCCGTTTTTTGTCCAATCCTCTTCTTTCAGAATAGCCTTATAGGAAGTGCCTATTGCGCTCTGGTATATTGCCCTTTGGATGTTTCTTGCATCTGCATTGGCTTCATCCAAATAGTCATTCAGAAGGTCAACTTGCTCATTTATTTTTTTGTCTGCATTTTTCTTTTTGCATACATACTGGATTGGTTCTCCACAAATCTGTCCAGCTTTAAACTTCACAGTTTCAAATGCGTGATTTTCAACCACTCTGTTATTAACTTCTGGTCGGACTATTTTGTTTCGGTATAATATCGGCTGATCGCCTTTCATGTACCGATACAAGTAATCAATCAATGTTCGGTTTCTATTATGTATGCCAATTGTATCTGATACTACTTTTACTACATTTTGTGGAGTGATTCGGTCAACGCCTGTGTAGGCTACTTTTCGCCCGAACTCACCTCGGCATAAATCTACAAAATTCATTGTATTTCTCACGAGCCGAACCATCCTTTCTGCAAAATAAAAAGCACTGGATATTTTAATCCAATGCTCTACTTTATATTTTACACATATTGCCGGTATCATTCAGTATATTATGGTATCATCTTTCAAAACCTTTTATCTTTTTTACTTCTGATATGGCTTTTAAGTGTTTTTTCTTAATATGTATTTCAGAATATCCCATCTCATCTGCGATACGAACCAATGATTTGTACTCAACATAATGCTTAAATAGTATGTTGTACAGCAACGGGTCTTCAACCTGTTCTATGGTTCGGACTATTTCCTGCTTTTTTTGTAAAAATTCGGATATCATTTTTGAAATCTCTTCTCGCAGATCAAATATCTTTGCAACCATATCTCCCATCGGATCACGTTTTACAGAAGTTTGTACCTTTTCTCCAACAGGAATTGCAGATACACTTGTGGAAAGAGAACTGAGCTGTTCTTCTTCGATAAGCTTGTTTTTGATTCTGTTATCATAATTTTCAATCTGGCGTAAATATTGAGTTGCATTCATCATATTCTATCTCCTTCCCCAAAGTGGATTCTGTGTTGCTGTTACTGTTCCAACTCCGCTTCCATTTTTTAAGAATACTGCTAAGCTAGCGAGTGAATCTGGTGCGTCATCGTGCTTATTTTTTCCTGTCATTGTGAATGAATAGACATTATTCATAAATTTTCTATACTCTGCATTTTGATATCCAGTATCAAGAAAATAAAATTTTCTAATGTTTTCAGCATTGTCCCAAATTCTCTGTTCTTTTCTCACTGCCGATTTAGGCGCGTGTCCACCATTATTCAAAATCATTTGTTGCGCATATTTAGAAGTAAGATTAGTTTGATACCCTTGCTCCTTCAACTTTCCTTCTACTTCATCTTTATACCCTTCGCCGCCTGCATTGGCTTCAAAAAAAGCATTCGTAACTTTATTATTGACAATTGCTGATACAACTTTTGGCATAGTAAATTTCTTTTCAGAGTTATCAAATACTACTTCGTGTATATATACGGAACCATCTTCATATACATATGCTACTGGCATTGCAAGGTAATCACTGCCGCCAAGAGCCACGTCGCAAGCCGAAACTACTTTCAATGGTTCTTCATCTGGCAGTTGTCCATTATAAAAATTCATATGTTGCGCATTAAATAAAGCGCCATCTCTTTCAATAGGTTCCTGCTGATACTGGGCTAACCATCCTGCCATATCATCGTTTTCTTCAAATTTAGAACGAATAGTACGATAATATTTTGTACTGAATCCAACTCCGTAATCGTAGTCAAAATTGCTCTCATCAGTTTCTGGATCAAGAGCTGGAATTTTAAGAACATCATATCTAATGTGTTTTGCTTCTGGATTATTCTGAAGAAATGATAGTCTGTCCATATACAAATCATGCAATGACCAGATAGTACCATTTAGAATCAATTTACATTGTTCTTTCTTTCGTGACATTACATTGTTGTCAAACACAATTTGCTTTCTTCTGAGAATATCTGGATTTAATACATCTTGAATACCTTCCAGGATATCATCGAGAATCAGCCAACCATATGCGTCATACTCACCATTTAAACCAGATTCCAAACCTTTTCCAGATAATGTCGCATATTTTTTCTTTCTTTCAAGGTCTACTTTGTGGTTCTTTGCATCCGTTCTGGCTATTTTTGAATGAAATACATCTTCATGACAATATGTGGGGTCAGTCCATATTTCCGTAACTCCATCTAGGAATGCGCCGCCAAGTCCTTCTTTATATGTAACATAGAGGTTGCTTATCTCTGAATTTCTTGCACAATGCCATGCGGTTCCGACAGTAATAATTTGTGATTTACCCGTTCTGGCTGGCTGATGCAGAAACAATTCGTCAAGTTCATCTTCTTCAAGTGCTTGTAATTTATCTACTACTTTTTTCAATGTTTTGCGTCTTGGTAAATAGAACCGTTCTTCTGGTTTTCTATCTTTTTCTATATACATGGCATAGGAATCAAGTAAATGTGGTGCTTCCAGTAACAAATACTGCCAGTAGATATCATCAAAGTCACCACTACCAGTTAATGCAGCACACTTCTCTGCTATGTTATGTGAGTATTGGCTTACTTTCATAGCCATTTTCCGTGCTTCTTTGTTCTTGTTGAAAGGAAGGTCAATATTCATATTTAAGAGCAAATCAAGGCAATCTTTTTGGTTCTGATAGATTGTCATATCACTACTGATAATCTGATTCAGCACTGCCCGATACCATGCAAGCGAGCCTTCTGTAATTTTTCCCATAAAAATAGAGCCAGACCTCCCTTCTTCTTAGGATTTAGTCTGGCTCTCATGTGGCTCTCTTGACTTTTCTTTTTGTATTCTAAATATTTTTCAAAACTATACTTTTCACAATATCTACAATTTTCTAATCCATCCGGTTCTGGATGTATACAAGGAATGTTTCTTAATTTGCACCATACCATTTAATCACTTAACTTTCTGCAAATTTCAATAAAATCTGGTTTGCTAAGTTTTTTCAACTCGTTGGCATACTTCGGAAATTCATGTGTATATATCGGATGACCTAAAAGTTTTTCTGCGTATTCGTATGCAAGTCTGCGATCATCTCCTGTAAGCATACAAATTCCTGTATAAGTTTCAATTACTACAGCTTCTTGTTTTGTCATACATATCCTTTCTTGATAAAATCATCTTCTTAATTCCGTAAAAATATTTTCAATTACTTTCCATTCTGCGAATACTGCCATGAGCAATAATGGAACTGCCGAAAATCCCCAATGATTTTCAATCATCATTTGAATTGTGGCTATCAAATAATCTGCTACCCATTTGAGTATTATGAAATTTGCAATTATCCAACATATTTTTCTGATTTTGTTCATTTGGTCACGCTTTCTTTACTGGCCATTCAAAGCCAAAATCTGAACGTTTGATTTTGCATTGTGGGCTTCCGTCTTTCCAGAAAACTAATCCTTCAATTTCGTGTTCGGAAAGATATTTCTTGATTCCATCAAATGTTCGCTCTACTTCAACGATGCTGTTACCATGTCTTACTAAAGAATCATCATCGTCATAATATGGATTGCCTTGAAAATGCTTTCCAACAGCTTCATATGTGCCATCTGGTAATTTACAACCTTGATTCGTCCACATTGAAGTTACATAATATGCTTCCTCAAACCACTTATCAGACGGATTATTCTCATCAACCTTTACCCATCCAGGCCAATGACCTGTAATGGAATCTGGCTCGCAGCAAGGGATAAATCCTTCTGGCGGTGTTTTTCCTTTCTTGCAGTCATATCTTTTATAATATTCTCCGTCAATTATCGCACAGCAAGAACCATCATATTTCACTGTTGCAACTCCTTCTCCTTCAAGTACCCATTCCATACCCGGATGCACTTTTGGAAGAACCTTTACAACGTTATGATCTTTGAATTCTCGTTCAAATAGTGTTGGTATCTTTTTCACTCTTATTCCTCCCATAAAAATTTGTCTACTCCTCGTGCATTATCAACTACTTTTTTCAAAATAAGTATTCCGCACTTTTTACAATAATACGGATGAAAAAGTTGATTAGTGTTGCGCGACTTAAATTCATTAAAATCATAATTATAAGAATTAGATATCTCGCATTTTTCAAAATCATGGTCGCATTCGGATGTCTTATTTGCATTTTGGCAAGGTGATAGTGGAAGTATTTGGCAATTCAGCGGATTGTCTCTGTCATGCTTTTCTGAATTAATAATGGCTTTTGCCCATTCAGAAAGAGTTCTATCGTCCATTTCACACATAATCAATTTATTTGACATATTCCCGGCATAATACTTTCTAGGAATATCATTTTTGATCTGAACGGTATAAAACTTTTCACACAATAAGATAAAATCCAATTCTATAGTGACAATGGTTTTATACTGAGGTGGATATGAAGTAAGCATGATTTCATCTACTTCAATATTTGCATAGCATTCCCTGTCTAGTTCCATTATTTTGATAGGAATATGATTAAATTCGTACATACATTCACCTCAAATAAATTTACATTATTTTCTAAACCACCAAATATGTTTATCAAGAATATCTGCTTTTACATCACCATCAAAATAATATTCACACCCATCATCTGCAAATTCTGCTGGTGTTGTAAATTGTGGTATTCCATCTGGTTCCAATATGACACACGCCTGTCCAGAAATATAACTTGTTACAACGGCTGGTTCACTACGCCACCAAACTTTTCTTCCGATAACATTTTTGTCAAAATCAATTTTATTCAAATTCATTGGGTGCTCTAAAAAATCATCAATCATGCACTTCGCACGTTCAATACTACCTCTTACATCGCAGAACTTTTCGCCGTTTCTGGTTATAAACACGTTTCCAATTGTTCTTGCTTCAAATTCACCATGTCTGTATCTTGCATGATTGTAAGGTGCATAATTTATACCCCAGCATACAGGCTCTCCATCGAATTGAATAAGATTCTTAAAACTTGGTTTTTCATTTCTTGGATAAGCCCATAAATTGTTATTTCCGTATTTCCCACCGATTGTATGTATATAACCTTCTATTAAAACAACAAAATACGGTTCCCTATTAATTACTGTGTCCCAGTACATTTGACACATTTTTAATTTGGAAATGTCTGTATTTCTATCAATTAGCCTAATACTTTGCATTTAATATTTCCTCCAAGTTTTATACGTTCACTTCAAACTCTTTCTTACAGTTACTACCTTTACACTTCAATTTAAGATGCTGAATTTTTGTCTCTGGGCTAATCAGAAGTGCTTTCTTCTGGCAAAAAGGACAACAGGCGTATTTCGTTCCGTTAATATTCCGTATCAATGCCTGTCCATTCCACGGCTCGGGTGGGTTCATGTATTCAGAAAAATCTATCCCTTCGGATTCTAATGCTGACTTAATGCTCATTTATTTACCTTTCTATTTCTTTTATGCTTTATTGGTCTTCCCTCTTTGGCTGCCCTTTTTATCATTCGCCGCGCAACAGATTTAAAAACATTATCAAATTTCCGTTTCCCTTTTCTTCCAGCAATTTGTCTAAATTTTGGCTTTTTATTCATTTTTAAGCAGTTATTTGGTATTTTCTTAAAACCAATTTTCATGGCTTCTTCAATGCTTATTTTTTCTTGATCCATTAATTTTCCTCCGTTTCGGAATGCCATGCATTTTACGGAAATTGTTCTTGTTTATTCGATTTGGGGCAAATAGTGTCCAAAATAGTTCATCACTTAATTTACATTCAAATTCAATACTTAACGGCTTTCCTATGCTACAAAGTGTACCGTCCTCATTTCTGTGAAGAATACCGCCTTCGATAACAAAAGCACCATCCGAAATTGAAATCTCTGGTATTTATTCAATCACTTCACCATTACATGTAAAGAAATGCTTTAATTCTTCCTTTTCGCCCATATCAGCATATCCCTTTGTTTTTCCTTAAATTAGCGTATCGGTCAACCAATGTGTCAACAGTAACAGTTAACTCGTTGATTCTAATACAGTCATCCTGGTGGCGTTGTTCATACCATTCTATAGATGGATGACCAGTATCTACATTTTCAATTCCATCAATCGGAATCTTCCAGTTATCATTTTCAAGAAGCTTTTGGTTAAGTGTCTCCGATAAAGCTTTATAGTCCAGGATTATATGCTGTTTTTTCTCGCATTCATCAGCCAAACGAACAACTTCATTTTTCAACTGTTCTTCTGTCCAGTTTGCCATATCCTCAAATTTCATATTTACCACCTCTGTCTTCGAAAATTGTCTCTTCCAAGCATAAATTTTTCGGCTGAAAAATTATCCTCTACATCAATATGTGCTTCACGGTCTTGCACCTCATATCCGTTTGGTGTTAATTCAAGTTTTGCAGTATATTCAGCGCCGCAATTGGTGCATTGCCATGTCACATTTAAAAAGAGTCATTTTTCTATAAAAGGGTTTGTGAAATCGGCATTTTCACATTTCAATATTCCACCGCAAACAGGGCAATTGCGTTTATCAAGTAAATTTAGCATTCAAATTCCCTCCTCTCCCTGTGCTTCATTTGGCACTCGATCATCTTTGCTACATTTTCACGTTCCTGTTTTATTCCATGCCCTTGCCTGAATAACTCGCATTCAAGAATGTTTCCGCACTTGGAACATTCATCTTTTATTTCTTTCCCATATACCTCAATCATTTTCATCACCACAGTAAATCAGTAAGTAATTTGCAAGTTTTCTAAGGTCATTATTCCCATACAGGCGAATACCTTCTTTTAACCCTCTGTTAATTAACCAAACAGCTAACTTTATTGGTTCTACAGGTGGCTCATCTTGGGATTTTTCTATCCTAAAATCATCGATTAAACCACCTCTATTTATAAGTTCAGAAAGTTCACTCATCGGTACTATGCCTCCTTGTTTTCCATCTTCTTTTCCTTCCAAAACTCACAACAGCATTCTGGTTCCGTAAAGTCTGCGCAATATTCGCTATCACCATTGAAACAAACCCATGTGAAGTCATCATGTTTTCTACAGGTTTTGCAATTAATTTCCATAACTATTTTTTCTCCTCATTAATTCCGTTAAGAATACTAATAAGCTGTTCTTGGTTAATTTCCTGTGTACATGGCAAAAAATGGTCTTTTATAGTCTGTAAAGCAAAAAACATAGGTGAAATAAATGATATTCGCATTGCAAATGTACATTCGCTTTGCAGAAAATATTTTATTGGATAAAGTCCGTGTGAAATGTGATAATCCGCAATAGCAATTGCTTTCAAAATGTAATCTTTTGTTTCAATAGTTTTAGTTGAAAAATTAGTTTTCAGAACAAGTTCATTTTTAATTTGGAATAATGTTTTACGTAAAAACAATTCTGTATCTCTTCTAGTAGGTGCAATGTATAAAATAATCGGTTTTCTCATTTCTTATACCTCACATTCAAAATCCAGTGTGCCGACTTGAACGGCATAAATCTCCCAACGAGAAACACTGGAACTTTAAGGGGGAAAATGCAACTTCTGGCAATGGCAATTTGCCAGATAGAAACAACAGGAATCGAACCTGTGTCACATGATATTCAGTATCATTGCTCTACCACTGAGCTATGTTTCTTTTACCGCCTGTCACGGACAGTTCTTTTCAAAAGAACTGGGATGATTTTCAAGTTTAAATTAAATATCTCCGGGATTTCTATTATTTGCCTTATCAGTATCGAAACCTTCTGGATATCTTGCCATGAGCTTGTCTACGTTCATCTGTAAAATTTCATCAAGATCAAAACCAAAGCTCTCGCATAACATAGCCACATACCACATTACATCTCCGATTTCTTTCTTTAAATGCTCTTTATCCAGTTCTTTTTCATGGAATACCCATTTTTTAACCATGTCCAGAACTTCTCCTGCTTCTCCAGATAATCCTAAACAACCATTCAGAACACCACCCATATCGTTTAAGTCTTTTGTTATATGAAAATCCTCAACTTTCCCTGTGAACAGTTTCTTGTAAAGTCGTTCACTTCCTTTGCCATCATTTGTTCTCATTGCTAATTTCTGATATTCGCTACCTGTCATATTTTTCCTCCAAGTTTTTATTAATAGCAGGAGACGGATTCGAACCGCCGTTTCCATGGATATGAGCCATGTGAGATTCCGCTTCTCTATCCTACCAGAACCCGGAAAAACCGGGTTAGCAATAGGTTTATCGTGTTATGCTTTCCACTATCTACAAGTTTTAGTGCTGTAGATTCACTGGATATTTTTATACGTCTTTGAACGGCATCTCTTAAAAACTCCTTTTATTAACGTGCGCTGCGTTAATGTTTTTAACTCAGAGATATACCAGCCGGGAAATCAGATCCATTTAAGCTACGCCGTATCGCACCTATAAATTTACCTAATCCACACGCTCAACTGGAAGTTTTTTCCACCCATATTACGGATGAATGGCATTTAGAAGAAATGGAAGCTCTGGGATTCGAACCCAGGACTTACGGCTTATGAGGCCGTTGCTCTTACCGCTGAACTAAGCTTCCTAAGATACCGAATTATTTGACCGCCATGACAAACAATCCGTCACTGTTGCAGTTCTTGACCACCAACCGCAACAAAGGTTTTCTGAAACACTTTTAGATTTCAGAAAAGAGTGTTATAAAATGAACTTGCGGCGTTAGCAAAACCGCAAACTGGGCTAACTGGATTCGAACCAGCAAATATAGCAGTCAAAGTGCTGTGCCTTAACCGTTTGGCGATAGCCCATCAACCCCGGCGCACCATTAAAACCGGGGAAGTCGTGATATTAAGCTAAACAAGTATATAAACTTTCCGCTCTTACTGATTACTCTTTTCCAGGAGGGAAATTTTCTTTTTCTAAATATTCAATAATTCCTGGCGTATTCATCAATAAGAGCTTACACTACTCTGGATGCCTCGACTTATCACTTTCATAGGCTTTTCCGAGCCTACATGGATTAAGTCGAAGCGGCGCTTTTATGAATTTAACCCTTTCGATTAAATCAATCGGGATAATTCCAATTGGAATTAGTAGATACATGGGGTTCTCCTCTTATTCTGCAAAAATCCAATCCTCTGCTAACATATCTGCTTGAGATGCAAGCCATCCCATCTGTACGCCAGATGTTCCGACAAAAGCAATGGCTTTGTTTCCGATTGCATCATGTTCACAATTTACAATTTCATTATCAGCAGTCTTATATGAAATTCCAGTGGCAATCTGAATGTACTGTTTCTTTCCATTCCAGCCTTTACGAGACACTTTAAGTCCTCTTTTCAGATAACGGATAGCGTCACCAAATCCAAATGTTGACTGACCACCAAGAACACCACAGTTATTCTCATCAGCAATCATCCAGTCATCTCGCTGTGTGTGCATGAAAGTATATTCTACTCTCTGTGTTTCACGGATATCGAGAACTGCTCCCTGGCCTTGATCGGAATCTTTTGGTCTGCAATGAATCATAATCGTCTGTTTTTCATCGTCCCAACACCAGTAACCATTCTATCCTGGAAGTTTCACTTTTGCTCCCTGTTTCATAAGTTTTAATGCTTCTGAAAATTTCATTTCTATATCCTCCTTTACCTCGTGCAAATTAAGAAAATATTCAGTGCGAAACATATTTCTAAACAAATACAGAATAAAATCTGTATTACGCTTGTCTTTCCTTCTTCGTCCAGTATGGCTAAAGTACCGGCAAGAACCAGAACGAAAAATGCAAGATTTACAGCTGTTCCGATTACATTAAGTGCATTCATTTTCTTTTTCCTCCCCAATTAAGAAGTCCAGAATTTTTTCTGCAATCTCTTCCTCTGGCTCAAATGGCATTCCACAGTAATTGTAGGATTCTAAAGCCGATTTTAGGCTTGCTTTGAATCTATTGTAAATTTCTCCGTGTTGTAGCAGTTCGTGCCTTAAAACTGAAATTGCGTCAGTAATTGATTGAGAAGTGACACCGATTTGTGCCAAGCATTCCATTTCAATGTCTGGGACAGCCATCATTTCAAACTCAAATACTGGAATTTCATCTACTGCGGTATGGAAATTTATTGATCTTACTCTCGGAACTTTATTTCCATCAATGAAATATTTTGTGCCGAGCCAATCATTGGGGTTGGGGTTTGTGATTTTTACTAAAGACATCTTCGCGCCCCTTTCTTTTAGTTTCACAGTAGAGAAGGAGGTGTTTCGCAATCTCTTCCAACTGTAGAATGTTGTATTTTGGAATTTCCCATGTTTTCTGCTCCAATAATGAAGACAGTGGAATTTTCTCAGTCGGTAGTTCGTTAGTTACTGTGGCATTGATAAGCATAGACGCTACATCAATGGGGGATTCGGGAAGACTATCCTTGTTATCACTTATTGGTGCGTATGGCATGAATAACTTTTTCCATTCTCCGTTTTCCTTTGAAAATACTTCTCCGTTTTGTACTTTAAGTATTCCAGTAGCATCTCTTGGAATATACTCTTCTTTTTCACATGAACGGACATCATTCCCAATACTGTATAAAAAATAATTCATCATCCTTCTTCCACCTCCCCGAAATATTTCTTGTAAAGCTTATTTTTGTAATGCCACAGATATTGCATCACAAAAATTTTATCAATACATTCCAAACCATAATACATCACTCTGTACTCGGCGGTTCTGTCTCCGTTTTCATCAGCACTGTAACCGGCTAATTCAGATTTTGATTTTGCGCCAAACCACCTACCGTTCTTTGTAACAAACAAAGAAAGATTTCCATATTTACAAACATATGTGGCAGTTTGAGTATCATACAATCTGCCATCAGCTAATATTGCTTTTGCGTGAATTGGCTTCACCAGTTTCCGAATTTCCTGGGATTCCTGTCCAACATTTTCATATGCTTGGTTTGTTTCGGAAACGCCTTTTTTATTTTTTGAGAAAAATTTAAGCACGTCTTTTCCTCCCGAAATATTCATCAACTGCCTGTCTTACAATATCCGATACACTCCTGTCTGTTCGGTTCTTCTCTTCCAGGAGCCTTTTTTTCTGTTTTTCGGAAAATCGGATGCGGATGGATTCGGATTGTGGGTTATACTTTTTCATAGGTAGTATCCATCTCTACGGAAAGAATCGGTTTGTCATCGGCTTTAGCCAGAAGCGTAATACCTTTCCCATTCTCCCAAGATGATGTCATGAGTTGAATATTTGAATTTCCGGTTTCATTACAAATATTCAAAAGCTGTTGTGCTATATCCATCAACTTTGACCGAAGGTATCCGTCATTGCTTACTATTTTTTCCATCTTGTGCCTACCTTTCTGCGAATGTTATCAGTTATCACAAATCGTTTATTGCCTTTAATTTCTGATTAGCAATTTCGACCTGAGAAGCAAGTACGCTACGTGTCACATCTCTTATAAACGATTGTTCTAGTGTCATGCTTTCACTGTAAAACAACGTCGGAGCTGTGAGTACATAGATTTCAATATCCAAATTACAAAGCTGTCTCCATATTTCTTCGATTTCATTCTTGGTATTTCCAATATCATCAACTCCGCAAATAATTAACGAATCACCCTTTTTCATGTTTTCACAAAGAAGTCTAAAATTATTATTTTCATCTGCCAAATCGAAAATAAACGAGTCAATTTCTTCGTTCAAAAGTATCTTTTTCTTTGCTTCCAACGGGAACCATAATCCAGATTCTCTTGCGTATCCTATCTTCATGTTTTATACCTGCCTTTCTTGGTACTGCCTTATTTAGTGTTGGCAGAGAAACAGTTAAGGCTTACTGCTTTCGTGTTCGAATCACTATCCCTGCCATGTTAAGGAGAGCTTTTTTTGTTTTTTCGAGTGGTTTCGGTGGTGACTACCGCTGACTGGGGTTTTATATATACCCCCTCCCGGTCATCCAGTACGGACGCTGGCAAGTCAGCCCACCGCCCCATGGGAACCGCTGCCCTTGCCTGGTCGCTGTCTATCGGATGCCTTCGGCAGTGGTCAAGGGAATGTCAATGTCTTTAATATTTTATCTATACGACAAACACAGATTTGTCGTATAGATCTATTTATTTTTCTATACATTATGCACAATTATAATCGTTATTACTGTACATGTTGCATAATCCCATGTGTTTACTGCCTTTTGTCCGTCCATTGCGTACATTTTTACCGCTTCTATTGGTTCTCCCAGGCTTTATAGCTCCGGTTTTTCCATCTCCGGAAGCTGCAAAGCGGCTTTGTGCTTCTCTGCGATCTGCTGCGCGGTCTGCTGTGGTACGCCGTACTGCTGCGCAACTTGCACTGGTGCAGTTTCTGCCATGCCATAGGCGGCTTTTGCAACAAATATCAAATTCGCATTTGTTCCGGTCTGGTTATGTAGTCTATTAATTGCACAGTTTTTGCAAATATCAAACCATTTTTTAGCCGTGTCACCATGTGATGAGTTTGTTCTATACACTCCATTCATCCAATCAGTAAACGTTGTACGATTAATCCCAACTAAAAAGCTAAATACTTCTAATGTTGGCAATACATGATATTTACTGCATAATCTCACATAAGTATTAAACATTTTATCTAATAGCTCTATATTGTCATTACTTGGCTTTTGTATATGATCTGCAATATAAAAAATCATATCTACAAAGCTATCTGATACCTCTTTTTTGTAGTTTTCGTTATCTGGTGATATACATAATACAGTATTTATATATTCATCAGCATATATATTAATATTATCTAAATAAATATCTACGTCTTGTACATTTACTGTATTATCTTTCATATTATCGCCTCACTTTAACACGTTAATTTTCAAATAAAAAAAGAGAATGTCACCTGGTAAATCTTATTCCCGGAAGGCTTCCGGGTGTTCGGGTATATTCTCTAAAACTCAAATTAAAAAAATATTCTGTTTTCTTTGTTGCAGATACCTTAACACAGTTTTTAATATCTTGTCAAATTTAATTTTGCATAAAATAAAACCCTTTATTTTGTTAGTAATTAATAAATAACAATTGGGGTATTATATTATAATCTTTATTTATATTTATATCTTATATATTATTATACGGTACTGTATAGCATATCTTTTAATAAACTCCAGCTTTAGGAATCTAGGAAGGGCAGAGAATAATTATATAATTATATATAATATAAGGGCGGCTACATTTTCGCAGATTTGCATAATAAAAGCCAGACCTTCCAGGAGTTTCTATCCGGCGTGATCTGGCTTGTTATGCGTGTTATTTAATTAACTATTCTGTGTACTTTCAGCCTCTGCCCTTCCTGAGTTCCGTCAGCTCTCGTTATCTGATAGCCTAAAGAAGTTTTAGAGAAATGTCAAGCGGTATTTTAAAAATATTTTTCTTGACAATTTGCCAAAAGCTGTGTTATTAAAATATTAACAGGCTCGGCGGCGGTCTGTACTCTGTCCATAG